AAAAGTTTTAGATCGAGGTTTCCCCTGACCTTTTGAGCAGGACTAGCCCACCTGTGATCGCAACGGGCTACTATACCCAGACAGGCATAAGCGATATGCAAAACAGTCATTATTCAGCCAAGGTAGTAATCACTATAATGCCGCTCCAACTTAGAGAGAGGTGTAAGGTGATACTGTACGGCATAGTAGTGACAATCGTTGGCCTTCTGGCAATAGCAAAGGACGACATTAAAACAGCCCCTTAATTGGGGCTTTTTATTAGGTGCGAAAATACGGACTTCAAGTACAGTTTTACATGCAAAGTGCTGATTATGGTACATTGTCAAGATAAGTGATAAACTGTTGCGGCCATTAGCAGAGATGCGGGAGGCACCATGAAGCATTTACAGATCACGCAGCGTATTCTAGACTGCGAAGAAAACGGCTGGAATGACCTGCTTGTTAAGATTGATAACATAACGCAGAGTATAATAGACTCCCCCTCAGCGGTGTTTCAGATTAAGACTGCCCTTATATACTGGTGCGATGCTGTCGATATTAGACTCAATGCATTACCGCCAGACGAGGAAGAAGTGATACTGCACAACCCCTCAATGAACCATGAACAAACTTTTGGAACGGAGGCTTAATGTCAGGCAGACCGCCTTGGATACCAGACGAGCATATTTGTGAGCAAGCAGAAGATATGGCTTCTCATGGATTAACCATTTCTCAAATAGCTGATTGCTTGGGCATCAGTGAACGGACTGTCTACGACAAACAGAATGAATATCCACAGTTTTTGCAGGCTATAAAAAGAGGCCGCAGTTCTGGAATGGATAAGGTAACTAATAAGCTATTCGAAAAGGCAATGTCTGGAGACAATACCGCCATCATCTTTTATCTAAAGAATAGAGACAGAGAGAACTGGGGAGACCAGTACATAGAGCCAGTCAAAGAAATCCCACAAATCAACATTATGATCGACCCTCGTGCAATTAACCCTACCGCAGAGTGAGATATTCATTTGCCCAAGCCGCTTTGTTGCTGTTGTAGCTGGCAGGCGATTTGGCAAGACCTTCCTATCGACCGGCAAGATACTTGAGCAGGCCATTAAAGGAAGGAACCGCAACGTATGGTACGTGGCCCCAACATACGGGGCAGCCAAAGAAATTGCGTGGGATATGCTGATAGCTTCTATACCACCAGAATACGTTTCTAAGACTAACGAGACCAGCTTAACAATACGCCTTATTAATGGCTCGGTAATCGCTTTAAAGGGCGCAGAGAAGCCAAATAACCTACGCGGACGAGCTTTGGACTTTGTTGTGCTAGATGAGTTTGCAGACATGCGGCCAGAGGCATGGAGTGAGGTTCTTAGACCTTCGCTTTCTGACAGGCAGGGTGGGTGCTTATTCATTGGCACACCGAAGGGACGTAACCACTTTTACGATATATGGGCTAAGGGTATTGACGGCGACAATGATTGGTCGAGCTTTCAGTACACCACTTTGCAAGGCGGGAACGTACCAGAGGAAGAAGTTGCTGCTGCCCGTAATGACCTAGATGAACGAACCTTTCAGCAAGAGTACGAGGCTGCGTTTGTCAACTACAGCGGTATCATTTATTATGCCTTTAATCGGGAGAAGTCTGTCAAGCGCATTGAGGATACTGGCGGCACTCTGCACATTGGGCTAGACTTTAACATCGACCCAATGAGTGCGGTTGTCTGCTTACGTCATGGCAATGATTTGTTAGCGATAGATGAGATCGTCATGTATGGCAGCAACACAGATGAGATGGTTTCGGAGATACGTTCTAAGTATGGAGACAGACCTGCTATAATCTACCCTGACCCAGCCTCACGGCAAAGGAAGACAAGCGCAGGCGGTAGAACAGACCTGAGCATTTTACAGAATGCAGGCTTTGCGGTGAAATCTAAAAACAGTCACGCACTGGTCAGGGATAGAATAAATGCGGTGAATAGCAGATTGCGCTCAAGTGGCGGCGATCGCTATTTGTTTATAGACCCCAAATGCAAGCACACGATTAAGAGCCTTGAGCGTCAGACGTACAAAGAAGGAACGAGCCAGCCTAACAAAGATGGCTTTGACCACCTGAACGATGCACTAGGCTATTTGGTCGAATTTTTATTCCCTGTACGAACTGAGTACAAGGTAGAACAGCCTACAAGGTGGACTTAATGCGTAGCACAGACATTCAATACACTCACCCAGATTACGATAATAACAAAGATCGCTGGGAGTTTTACCTCCGCTCTTACATGGGTGGCGAGGACTACAAAAACGGCGGTTACCTAACCAAGTACATTAACGAGGACAAGGATAGCTATGCTCGACGTATAGACCTTACCCCTATCGACAACCACTGCAAGAACATCGTTCATATCTACAGTAGCTTTTTGTGGCGCATTCCACCCGTACGGCAGTTTAACAGTATCGCTGAAGACCAAGTACTTGCTCAATTCATAAAGGACTCAGACCTTGACGGCAAAGGCTTTGATGCTTTTATGCGTGAGGCTCAGGTATGGTCAAGCGTTTACGGGCATGTCTGGCTAATGGTAGATAAGCCTGCATCAAATGCTGGTACAAAGGCTGAAGAAATTAGCCAAGAGATTAGACCATACGTCACAATGTTTACGCCTGAAAACGTATTCGATTGGAAGTGGACAAGAACTGCCTCTGGCCGTTATGCCCTTACTTATTTAAAGGTTCGCGAGTCGGTAGATAAGATTGACGACACTACTACTGAAGCTTATTTCAGAATATGGACAGAAACTGAGATTGAAAGCTGGCATTGCGTAAACGACAGAGAAACTAAGATCGACACAGTACCTAATCCACTGGGACGTATTCCTGCGGTGTATTTGCCTGCACAGCGTTCAGTAATTAGAGGCATCGGTATTAGCGACCTGTCAGACGCTGCTTCAATGCAAAGAGCCATCTATCAAGAGCTTTCAGAAATTGAACAGCTAATTCGCATATCTAATCACCCAACTTTGGTGAAGACCTTTGGCACTGACGCAAGCGCAGGAGCAGGTGCAATAATCAACATGCCTGACGATATGGACGCTAACATGAAGCCGTATCAGATGCAGCCAAGCGGTTCAAACTTAGACGCTGTACGAGCAAGCATTAACGATAAGGTAGAAGCCATTAACCGTATGTCTCACATGGGCGCAGTTCGTGGCACTCAGGCAATGACTCAGTCTGGCGTGGCTATGCAAACAGAGTTCCAGATGCTTAATGCTAAGTTATCTGAGAAGGCTGACATATTGGAGCTTGCTGAAGAACAGTTGTGGGGCTTCTACTGCATGTGGCAGCAACAGACAAGTGATGTAGAGGTATTCTACCCGAACTCATTTGACCTGAGAGACTATGACAAAGAGCTGACCTTCTTGCAATCCATGCGGGCATCTGGCGTTAAATCGACAACCCTAATGCAGCAGATTGATAAGCAGATTGCTGACCTAGTGCTTGATGACGAAGAGCTGGCAAAAGCTCACGTTGAGATTGAATCAAACTCACTGGGACTTGGGCAGTTTGCACCAGTAGAGCAAGCTACTGAGATTCAGCTTTAATGGCTAGTGCTGACGCTTACGCAGAAATACTCGATAAGCTTGCAGATAAACATCAAGCAAGACTTGCCGCTGCTTTGAGGTTATTGGAAGCAAGGTTGATACAGTTTATGTCTGGTGCGCCACTCAACGGCGGCAATCTATTTGACTTGGCTTGGGCTATTGCTGCAAGACCTCAAATTAAAGCCCTAATAAACGAGGTGTATTTAAGCGAGGTGCAGTCGGTACTCAACGAGTACACATCGGTGGTGGAGTCCAACTACAAGCTGCTTAGTAAGTATGGGAGCTTCACGAAGATAGACCCAGCGGTAGTATCGCAATTACAGAAGCTTTCGTTTCAAGGCTTCGAGGCTATAGCTAATGAGTATCTTGACACTATTTCTACAGGGCTTTATCAAAGCACATTAACTGGTAGACCTTTCGCTGAAACAATAACTAACCTGCAAGGTGCTATCAATGGCGTATACGTTCAGGCCGACGAAGAAGAAGCGGCTAGGCTTGTTGAGATAGCTAAGAATGGTTCGCCCAAGCAGGCGGCCAGTGCCATAGAAAAACTGCACACAAAGTTTGGTAGAGATAGAAGCGGAGACAATCTGGCACGATATAGTAACGTCTATGTGCAGGACAGCTTGATGCAGTTTAATGCTTCAATCACTACATCAACTGGGTTTGCCTCTGGGGCTAAGAAATGGCTTTACTATGGCTCAATTATTAGAGACTCAAGAGATTTCTGCAAGGAACATGCAGGCAAGACTTATACTAATGAACAGATTGCCGAGATATGGTCGGGAAGCTGGGGCGGTAAAGCTCAAGGCGACCCATTTATAGTGAGAGGCGGGTATAACTGTCGCCACCACTGGGTTCCGGTGTTTGATTAACTTTTAAAAAAATGTGCTAAACTTACAATTCTAAAACTACTCGAAAGAGGTTGCGTTACATGAGCGAAGAAATCATGGTTACAGAAGTTGATACTGAGACAACAGCTACAGAAACTCAGGCTAAGACGTTTTCGCAAGCAGAAGTTGACCGTATGATTGCTGACAGAGTTTCACGAGAGCAGCGCAAGTACGAAAAGCAATTGTCAGGCATTGATATTAACGAAGCCAAGCAGTTACTTTCCGAAAAGCAGAATGCTGAAATCGAGAGACAAAAGGAACGCGGTAACTTTGAAGAAGTGTTGCGGAAAACAGTGGAAAAGAAAGATGCAGAAATTAAAGCCTACCAAGCCCGATTGCAATCGACATTGATTGACGGAGCTTTGTTAAGTGCTGCTAGTTCTGCAAATGCTTATAACCCTGAACAGGTTGCCACTTTGCTTAGAAATCACATTAAGCTGTCAGACGATGGCTCAGTGGAAATAATCGACGACAATGGTTCGCCAAGGTATAACGATGCAGGTAACCTGCTCACCGCCACCGAGCTAGTGTCAGAATTTTTAATGACTAACCCTCACCACGTCAAAGCAGGTTTGCAAGGCGTAGGTAGCAAGGGTAATGTTGGCGGCTCGTCAATTAAGACAATGACCCCAGCAGAAATGGTGGCTAACTGGAGTAATGGAGGCAAAGAAGCATTTGCTGCATTACAGAAGAAGGCCAAATAAAACTCTTTTTTTTATAGGTAATTTAAAATGGCTATTACTACTTCAACAACTCTTGACGACCTGTTTGCTAACATCATTCTACAGGCTCGTTTCACTGCCGAAGAACAGTCACTTATGGCTGGCCTTGTAACTCGTTATGACATCGGTGCTCAAGCCGGTAAAACTATCCAAGTGCCTAAGTACCCAGCTATCGCTGCTGGAAACCTTACCGAAGGCACTGACATGACTTCAACCACTGTATCTACTTCAAGCGTCACTATTGACGTATCTGAAGTTGGTGCTCAAGTGCTGTTGAGTGATGTGGCTATGATGGGCGCAGGCAATCCTGCTGTTGAGCTTGGTACTGTTCTTGGTAACGCTATTGCTACCAAAATGGATCAAGACCTTATCGCCCTGTTCTCTAGCTTTAGCGTCGCTTTGGGTGCTGCTGGTCAGGAACTAACTGTAGCTGATATTTTCAAAGCTGCTGCACGTTTGCGCGCTGCCAAGGTTCGCGGTGTGATGAACTGCGTTGTACACCCTTTCCATGCTTATGCCCTAAAAGCCAACCTGACCAATACTTTCGCTAACCCTAACGGCGGCGAGCTTCAGAACGAAGCAATGCGTAATGGTTATGTAGGCACTATCGCTGGTGTAAACATCTACGAATCTGCCAATATCTCTATTGACGGTTCTGATGATGCTGTCGGCTTAGTGTTTGCTCCTGAAGCATTGGCTCTTTGCATGAAGCGTGACTTCGCAATCGAGACTGAGCGTGATGCATCTTTGCGCGCTTGGGAATTGAACGCGACTGCTGTTTACGGTGTAGGTGAGCTTGATGACACTTACGGCGTGAAGATGACTTTCGACGCAGCACTGTAATGTAAAACCTAGCCCACTCTTTCGGGGGTGGGCTTTTTACAGAGGTATAACATGGCATTCTCAACTGATGCAGATTTAACGGAATTATTGCCAGACATTCTGACTCTTGGCATTGCTTCGTTTACTGAAGAACATTTAAAGGCTCAGGCTGATATTGAGCGTGAGTTACGCACTAAGTGGTGGGGTAAGAAAGGCTTAAGCGGAGAGATGGACTCAACGCTACTGACAGACAGTCAGTTCACCTTGGCTTCTAGCTACCTAGTGCTATGGAAATATGCGCTACCGCAGTTGACTAACTGGGTAGATGGTGACCGATTTCAACAGATGATTGATTTTTACAAGTCGCGATATGGCGAGGAAATGAACTCTGTATTCCTTGACGGCATTGATTACGATGCTGATAACGATGGCATTGTAACCGAGTCGGAAAAGGTTTCTATCGGTGGCAATAGGCTAGTGCGATAATGCAGATTTCAGTAGAAGGCAATTTCAAAGGGATTAACAAATTCCTTTACGTAACTAAAAAGCGGTTACAGGAAAGCCTTAAAAATGCGTTATCTATTACAGCACAAGATGGCGTAAGAATTATCAAAGAAAGAACTGCAAAGGGTGAAGGGTATAAAGGAAAGTTTGCCCCTTACTCGAAAGGCTATGCAGAATTAAAGGCTAACGGCTGGAAAGCTGGGACTTTTGAAAACGACCCGCGTTCTTTTAGCGGTGATGCTTCTAGGGTGGTAAACTTATTCGTGCGAGGCGCGATGCTTGGAGGAATGGCTACTACTGTTGATAATGAAAAAGCTACCATCTATTTCACAACGTCAGAGCTTTCAAAACGAGCTGAAAAGAATGACAAAACAAGGCCGTTCTTTGGATTTAATGCCAGAGAACAGACTGAGCTTGGTAAGACTTTTATTAGGTACATGAAATGAGTGTAAGGGAAAGTATAGCTGAAAACATCGTTAC